AGTAATCTTCAAGGACAAAATCCGTGAAGTACGTAAGCCACTGCTTGATGCAGAGGATGTCGTGTATATGAAGGCACTAGAAGCTGATGATGCAGATGCAAAAGCAGCATCAGTAACTAAGAAGGGCAAGTTGCGTGATGCACCAGCCGCTTCTGCAATTGGTAGCGCAGACACAATTGCTAAACTCAAGGCAGCTTGGGATACAAGCGTACTTGGCGATAGCCCTTACGCATAAGGATAAGTAAATGGCACTGACATTAGTACAAGGTCTAGCTGTAGACAATGTTCCTTGTTTTTTTATAACAGGCAATAATAATGCGTATGTCAACACTAGCCCAATAGTTTTTGCATCTACTCAAATAGATACACGAAGTGGGGTTGATTTAACCAACAATAAATATGTTGTTAATGTAGCTGGTAAGTGGCATTTTCATTTACAATTGGGCATAGTTTCAGTAACAGGCGGCGGTAGTTTATACCCTTCTATTCAAAGAACGCCATCTGGCGGTTCTGCACAGTCTTTTGGATATTCCTATTATGCTCCTATAAATTCTAGCAGTGTTCAGTCTTACAGTCATTCAGACGTAGATTGCATTGTGGATTGTGCTGTTAATGACTCTATTAATGCTGTTATCACTCAAAGCAGTGGTACTTATTATAATGGCGCAAATGAGTGCAGATTTTTTGGGTATTTCTTAGGATAATATTATGGCTAATTATAGAAACATTGAATTAAAAACACCGCCTGAAATGACACTAGATGTAAAAAGCACTGCGGGTTTTATTTTGCAAGAAACAGATTGGACACAACTAGCGGATTGTGGACTGACAAGTGACTGTGTAGCATTGTTCAAAACATATCGCGCAAGCATCCGCACCATCCGCAAAACAAATCCAGCTAACCCGACATGGCCTGATGCCCCTACTGAGGAGTGGAGTTAATTAAATGCCATACATAGGTAAATCCCCAGCAGTAGGTTTCCGCAATCGCTTTGTATATCAAGCGACAGCAGGACAGACTAGCTTTAGTGGCAGTGATGCCGACAGTAAGGTGTTATCCTATCAGGATAGCCTGTACATGGACGTGTACCAGAATGGTGTCATACTCAAACCCGCTACAGACTATACAGCCACGACAGGTACAACAATGGTACTGGTCACAGGGGCATCCCTCAATGACGTAGTTGAGATGGTTATCTATGACACATTCTCTGTAGCCAACAGCTACACTAAGGCAGAGGCTGACACACGCTACCCATTCTTAGGCAATGACAGCATCATCCGTACCAATGGGCAGACCATTACTGCTGACATCACAATCAGTGCGACAACTAACGGTGTATCGGCTGGGCCTATTACACAGAGCAATGCCACCGTCACTGTTAACGGATATTGGAGTATCGTATGACCAGCGTATTGAATGTAGATAGCATTGCGGCAAAGGACGGTACGTCACCTGTTGAGTTGACTAAACAAGTAGCCGCTAAAGCTTGGGCTAAGTACGGCATGGATGACAATACGATAAATGATAGTTTTAATTTAGCTAGTCTAACTGACAATGGAACAGGGGATTTCACTCAAACGTGGTCTAACGGATTTGATAATATCTATTACAGCCAGTTTGCGAGTGTGTCTATCGGTAATGGTCTGTCTGCGATAAGTAAACAGGACTTTTATATTCCAACCACAAGCAGTGTTCGTCTTTATGCAGCTTATCACAATGGTTCTAGTGAAACTGGTGGTGGCACAGCATATGATTATGCAGTTGTTTCACTTTTGGCACACGGAGATTTAGCATAATGGCTAGTTTACTTAAAGTAGATACCCTAACAGGTGTAACCACCGCTGGCTCTATTAGCGTTACTGGCGAGGGCAACTCAACCACGACTAATCTTCAGCAGGGGTTAGCGAAACACTGGGTAAGAATTAATCAATTTAGTTCTAATGCTCTTGGAGACACGTTCAATAATTCATCTTTTACAGATGTAGGAACAGGAAACACGCTATTTACTCGTACTTCAAGCCTTGCAAATAATGATTACCCTTCTTTTGTATCGTCAGAAGTACGAACATCATATACAAATGTTTCAACCTCTACGCTTTCAGGTGCAACACAACTTAGTACGTCTTTTATGTCTACTTTTCATGTTGAAAATGGCTCCGCTACAGACTCAGGAATGATTACTATGATGGCAGTAGGAGACCTAGCATAATGGCAAGCGAACTGAGAGTTAACACATTAAAGGATGCCAGCGGTAATAACAGCGTGGCTACATCGGTTGTGTCCAACGGCACAGCAAAAGCGTGGGTTAATATAAATCAAGACGCAACGCAAGCTGTACGAGGGTCAAATAATGTTAGTTCTATTGCCGATGAAGGAACAGGTGCTACGCAAACCAACTTAACATCCGCAACCGCAGACGCAAATTATGCTTTGGCGGGAACTGTTGGAGATGACGGAGGTAATACTGGGTGCTGGCATACTACAGGTTACAATGTAAACAGCTACAACACTTCTAATACAACGTCTTCTTTCCATCAGCAGACATATTATGCAACTAATACTGTTGCAGATACTGGATTTGTGTACTGTACCTTACACGGAGACCTAGCATGAGTAAAGCAGCAGAACTAGCCGCACTGATTGGTTCGCAGACGGCGCAGGGTAATAAGAACCTTGTAAAAAATGGGGCAATGGTTGTTGCACAAAGAGCAACATCAGCTTCAGGTGACACAACGGGAACTGTTAGAACAGTAGACAGAATGAACCCAGAAATAAGTTCTGCTGGCACTTGGACACAAAGCCAATCAACAGATGTGCCAAGCGGTCAAGGATTTGTTAATTCCTTTAAATTAGACTGCACAACAGCAGATGCGTCTTTGTCTGCTGGCGATGTTGTTATTTTTGGATATAGAATGGAAGGCATTGAACTACAGCGTTTGAATTACGGTACATCAGGTGCAAAAAACACAGTTCTTTCATTTTGGGTAAAGACAAACAAAACTGGAAACTATGTTGTTCAGTTTCAAAATATTAGAAGTACAATTAGAACCTGTTCTTTGCTTTATACGGTATCATCAGCAAATACATGGCAAAAAGTTGAGTTCCCCATTCCAGCCGATACGGCAGCAACTTTTGATAATGATAATCTTTTAAGCGGTATTTTATATTGGTGGTTAGCCTCTGGAACAACATATACATCAGGAACATTAAACACAACTTGGGCAGACAGAGTTAATGCAAATAATGCCGCTGGACTAAATGTCAACCTAGCCGATAGCACAGACAATGAATGGTACATCACAGGCATCCAGCTTGAAGAAGGAGATGTAGCCACGCCGTTTGAGCATGAGGACTTTGGAACTACGCTACGCAAGTGTAAGCGGTACTATGAACTTTTGGACACAAGTATTTATCCTCTTGACTATGGTTCTTCTGATGTTTTGTCAAATTTTACATGGACAGAACAAAAACGCGCTACTCCAACCCTTAGTGTTAATACAAATAGCGGCAGTGTTAGTCTTTATCCAATTACTACTAGTGGTGGTTATATTTATAAAACATCTAAAACTTATAGTTCTGTTGTTGGCATGAAGGGGGCTGCTGAATTATGATTATAAAAAATGCTAAATATATGAAGGCTCCTTTAGACAACCCAGATAATAAAAACACTGCCGTTAAAGCGACTATTGACGCGGTTGAGTCGTGGGTTCCCATAGATGAATCCAACCGTCACTACGCAGAAATCATGCGTCAGGTAGCTGCTGGCGAACTAACCATTGCAGATGCTGACTGATGGACTTAGTACACATCATAGACACCTTAATCGGTATAGTAGTTATGGGTGGTGCATGGTATCTTAGTGGTATGACTAAAGAGATAAAGCGCATGGATATACTAATGAACAGGACACGTGAAGAATACGCTACCCGTACAGAGTTACGTGAAGACATGAACCGTGTTATGGAAGCATTACATCGTGTAGAAGATAAGTTAGATAGGGCATTAAATAAATGATGCAGTTTAAAGCGTTTAAACCACAAGCCATGAACAAGATTGCTAAAGCTATGGGCTATCAGGGTGACATGGGACAGTTTCAACAGTATATTGAACAAGACCCTGCACGACAGCAGCAGATGAGTATGTATAATGATGCTGCAGTAAAGATGGCACAGGGCGGTGCAGTACCACCACGCCGTACTGAAATCAAAGGCCAAGACCATATGCTTGCCTACATCACACCACAAGAGGGTGAGTTGTTAAAGGCGCATGGTGGTTCAGGTAAGCCGGGTCCAATGGGCATTCCTTCTTTTGAAGGTGACCGTGAAGGTCCAATAAATGTAACTTCATATATGGTTCCTACTGGTAGTGGTGTAGGAGATGAACAAGAATATAGAAGAGTGCGTATAGGCTCTAGTCAAGATACTAGGGCAAACAGGGCAGCAGGTTCTGCCAGCCTTTCTAATCAACTACAAGGTACTTCTGTGGGTGTTTTACCTGTAGATACACCCTCTGAAGTTGCAGCAAGAATTAATCCAAACTTTGCTGCTGCACAAGAGGCTCTTGCTGCACGACAGGCTGCTGCACAGGCAGAGGCTGATGCTGCTGCCGCTGCTCAACAAGCTGAACCTTCACCTAATCCTACTGATGCGTTTTTTACTAACGCACAACTG